AACACTTTTGTTGAAAAAGTAAACATCCATCCATTACTGCCTTTTATGGGAGATTCTCTATTAGAAGGAAGACATGGTCAAAGTTTACGTTTTGGAAGTACAGCTAAATCTAAAAGTGAAAAGAAAAATAATTGGTCTGATTCTGGAGAAAATGGTGACCCTATTACTATTTTAAGAAATGGACAACCTTCTAAAGTAAGTGATGAAGGTTGGATTCCAATAACAGAAAATATAAATGATGATTTATCATCTATTTATTTAACTTCTACTCAAAAAATTCCATATAAATTATCTATTGAAAAGTCAGAAAAATGGATTAAATCCCCAATTTTCCCTTCACAATACATCCTTCCTCAAATTTTATTAAATTCTAGCCAAATATCAATAAATTCTAAAGAGGATAGTATATTATTAAGTTCTAAAAAATCAATAGGTTTAACTTGTGAGGATGAAATAAATTTAACAGGAAATGATACAGTATTAGATACCACTAATTTATATTTAGGATCTAAAAGAGCTACAGAATCTGTATTATTAGGAGATAAAACAATAACTACTTTAAAACAAATCACATCACTTTTAAAAAGTATTACTAATGTTTTACAATTAGATCAAATGTATCCTACTGGTATTCCTATCCCTAATGGTCCTTTAAATGTAGTATCTTTAACTGCTACTCAAGCATTAGCTACAATTGAAGCTAGTCTAGATAGTTTAGCATCTAAAAAAGTAAAAGTAGAATGACACTAGATAATTCTTTAGATAATACTGAAATAGAATATTCAATAGAAGGAATGGTTGTTGATTCTACCAACCCTAATAAAACTCTTCTAGGAGTTAAAATATCTACTAACGATCAAAACCAAACTACTTCAAAAACTAATGGACAATTTATCCTTAAAGGAAAAACAACTTTAGAGAAACAAATAAGTATTTCTGTTAGTTTAAAAGGATATACCCCTCAAAATTTTACTCCATATTATGGAGACGGTACTATTAAATCTAATTTAGGAGTAATCCAACTTCAATTAATTCAAAAAAGTTTAGATCAAGATAAAATAAACTCTAGTTTATTAACAGATAGTCAAATTAATGGTTTAACTAAATCTATAAAATCTCCTTCATCTTTTATTCAAAAAAAATTAACAACTTCTATAATTAATGTTAAGAGTCGCTTAATTCCTTCAATATTAACTTTAACTGCTGGTTTTGGAGTTACTCAAATTGATAAATTAGCAGCTAAAGGACAAACTAAAATTTCTGATTTACAAAATCAAACCACATGTCCTACTCAAGCAGAATTAACTAAAATTATTTCTCGTAAAAATAAATTAATAAAACAATTAAATAATCTTTTAAAAGTAATTAATTCTACTGAAAAATTTATTAATTTAAATAAAAAATTTATTGATACTATATCAACAACTATTTCAGGCTTAAATATAGCTTCTTTAGGCCTCCCTTCATCAATTCCCCCAGGTATTGGTATCCCTGTAGGTATTATTAATACCTCAGGAGATATAATTAACTTATTAAAAGATAAAATTAAAGGTGAACAAGGTAAAATAGATAATTTAATTTCCCCTTTAATATTATTAAAATCAGTAATAACTCAAGCACTTCAATATTTAAATATTTTAGATAGTTTAATTCAATATTGTTACCCAGATGCCGATCAAGAACAAATATCAACAGAATTAACAGCATTAACTCAACAACAATCTCAACAATTATCCCCTGTAGTTTTAAACGTAAATGGATTTACAATGGGTGTTGAAACAGAAATAACAAATAATACTCTAAAACGCAGACGAGCCACAGCAACAAATAAACAAGGTGTTGTAATGCTAAAAGGAGAATTATCATTTAGCTCAATTGATCAGATATTAATTGATGAACTAGTATTCTATATTCAACAAAATGATTTAAAAGCAGATTAACCCTATATTTATAACCGTATGAAAGCCATAGATTTTAAAAAATTAATTAAAGAAGCCGTAAGAGAAGTAATTCAAGAAGAATTGAAAGATATTTTATTGGAAGCATTAAAGTCTCCTAAACAAATAGTTAGAGAATCTTACTCTCCCCCTTCAACACCCACTCAACCCTCTTATACACCTCCATCAATAGACTTTAGATCTAAATATGCTGAAGTATTAGGTGAGACAGCTTTAAGTTTTACCTCACAAGATGCTCAACCTTCATTTAGACCACATGGTGATCCTATAAATGGAAATTTAGGATCTGGTGAATTAGGTATGGATCAAATAATGAATCTATTAAATACTAAGTAATGGCATTTAATGCACAGTTTATAAACCCACTTGATTTAAATCCAAATCTTGCAGTTGGGATAAATCTTCCGTTTAGTGGACCTTCCGTTTTTACTTCAAATTATTTAACTTCTCAGGCTATAAAAAATAATTTAATTAATTACTTTTTAACTAATCCTGGAGAAATACCATTAAATCCAACTTTTGGTGGTGGTTTAAGAGCTTTTATTTTTAATCAAATATCCGAAAATTCATTAGATGGTTTAAAAGAAAATGTAAATTTAAAATTAGAAACATATTTTCCAAATGTTATAATTAATTCATTAGATGTACTTAAAAAAGATGATGAAAATGCTGTAGTAGTTCAATTAAAATATTCTATTGCTAATTCTAATATTAATGATAACTTAACTTTTCAATTTTAAAAAATGGCTACAACTAATAGAGACATAAAATATATCAATCGTGATTTTGAATCTTTTAAATCAAGATTAATTGAATTTACTCAAACATATTTCCCTTCAACATATAATGATTTTTCATCAACTTCACCAGGTATGATGTTTATAGAACAAGCTTCTTATGTTGGAGATGTTCTTTCATTTTATTTAGATAATCAATTCCAAGAAACATTTATTCAATATGCACAACAAACTAATAATGTATTTGAGTTAGCATATATGTTTGGTTATAAACCAAAAACAACAGGAGTTGCTCAAACAAGTGTTGATTTTTATCAACAATTACCGGCAATTAACGTTGGAGGGAATAATGTTCCTGATTACAGTTATGCCATTACTATTAATGAAAATACTACTATTACCTCCCAAAATGGTTCTTCTTTTATAATCCAAGATAAAATCGATTTTTCTGTTTCAAGTTCATTAGACCCAACCGAAATTTCAGTATATCAAATATCAGGAAATACCCCACAATACTTTCTTTTAAAAAAAAGTAGAAATGCTATCTCTTCACAGATTAAAACAGTAAATTTTAGTTTTGGATCTCCTATCCAATTTCAAACCATTAATATACAAGATAATAATATTATAAAAATATTAGATATTACTGATCTTGATAGTAATGTATGGTATGAAGTAGATCATTTAGGACAAGAAATGGTATTTGATTCAATAAAAAATACAAATATTAATGATCCTAATAAAATAGATAATACTCCATTTTTATTAAAACTAAAAAAAGTTGCAAGAAGATTTGCTACTCGTTTTACATCTTTAACTAATTTACAAATCCAATTTGGTGCAGGTTCTCCAAGTGATACTACTGAAGAAATTATTCCAAACCCAAATAATATAGGCATTGGGTTACCATTTAAACAAGATAAACTAACTACAGCATTTTCCCCTGTTAATTTTTTACACACAGGAACATATGGAATTTCCCCATCAAATACAACATTAACTGTTAGATATTTAATAGGTGGTGGAGTTAATTCAAATATTTCTGCAAATTCTTTAACTAATTTAAATACAGATAATACTAAATTTAATAATACTAATTTAAATACTATAACAGCAAATTACATATTTTCATCTCTTTCTTCAACTAATCCAATAGCAGCAACTGGAGGAAAAGGAGGGGATACATTAGAGGAAATCCGCCAAAATACTCTAGCACTAGTTGCTTCCCAAAAACGTTCAGTTACTGCAGATGATTATTTAGTTAGAGCTTTAAGTATGCCATCGGAATATGGTGCCGTTTCAAAAGCATATATTGAACAACCAAAATTAACAGATAATCAAGTATCAACAATTGAAACTTTAAATTTATATGTTTTATCTTTAAATGCTTCTGGACAATTAGATTATGCTAATACAACTTTAAAAAATAATTTAAGAACTTATTTATCCCAACATAGAATGATTGGTGATAATATTGAAATTAAAGATGCATTTATTATTAATATTGGAATAAATTTTGAAATTATAGTATTACCTGAATATAATAATAATGAAGTTTTACTGTCTTGTATATCATCTATAAGGTCATATTTTTTAATTGACAAATGGCAATTAAATCAACCGATTATGATGCGAGATTTATATATTTTACTTGATAAAATAAAAGGAGTTCAAACAATAAAAAATATATCTGTTATAAATAAAGCCGGAACTTTAACAGGATATTCACAATATGCTTATGATATAGAAGGAGCTACTCAAAATCAAATAATTTATCCTTCTTTAGATCCAAGTATTTTTGAATTAAAATATCCTGACCAAGATATTAAAGGTAGAGTAGTTCCTTTATAATATTATATTTATAACAAAATACCATAATGGCTGTTTACAAAATATTTCCTACTCAAGATACAACTTTATATTCTGCTTACCCAATCATGAACACTGGATTGGATGCTATCTTAGAAACTTCTAATATTATAGATATTAGTGGTACTCCTGGAGTATCAAGATATCTAATTATATTTGACCAGGAAGAAATTTTAGATATATATTCTAATAAAATTAAAAATAGCTCTTATGATATATATTTTAAAAATTTTATAGCCGAAGCACAAGGATTAAATCAAAATACTAAATTAGAATTACTTGCTACCGCCCAATCATGGAATAATGGCACTGGATATACTTTAGATAACCCACAAGAAGTAGATGGAGCATCTTGGGCATATGCTTCCTATTCAGGTTCTAACCCATGGTCCCCAAGTGGAAGTACCATAGGGGGATACTATACAAGTTCATTTAATTCAACATATTCTTCTCAAGGAGGAGGTAATTTTTTTACATCTTCTAATTATTTAGTAACTGCATCATTCGGCTTACGATCTACTAAAGATATTGAACTTAATGTTAAAAACATAGTTAATGCTTGGTCTAGCTCAGTAATTTTAAATAATGGATTTCTAGTTAAACTTACAAGTTCTTTAGAATTTAGTACTAATAAAAACAACCAACCTATATTCAAATATTATAGTGTTGATACAAATACAATTTATCCTCCATGTTTAGAATTTAGGTGGAATGATTATTCTACTATATTAACTGGGTCCGCATCAAGTAGTATTGTAAATACTGTTGATTTAAAAATGTCTCTAGCAGAAAACCCAGGCATGTTCTTTCCAGAAAGTATAAATAGATTTTACTTAAATGTAAGCCCTTTATACCCAACTAGAATATATCAAACAGCATCTTTATTTACTAATTTAAATTATTTACCAACTTCTTCATATTATGCTATAAAAGACTTGGCTACCAATGAATTTGTTGTTAACTTCGATAACAATTATACTCAAATTAGTTCTGATTCTAATGGTAATTATTTTGATGTGTATATGAGTGGTTTAGAACCTGAAAGATATTATTCTATTTTAATAAAAACTAATATTAATGGTTCTACTAAAATATTTAATGATGATTATTATTTTAAAGTTATAAACGGATGAGTGAAAATATAAAATTTGCTAAACAAGTATATAATAAAGGACAATACACTAAAGTAATAAATACTTCATTCACTCAGTTGGGAATCCAATCAATCCAAGAAACAATTAATAACCAACCTACTACAGATCAATTTTTTGATATGTACAATAATTTATTTTATGATATTCCTGAATTAGGTAATATTAATTCTCATGAATATTTAATTACAAAAAGTAGTGAATATATTAATTTTGATGCTAATCAAGAAGAAATAGAAGCTTTACAAGAAGAAATTACACAATTAAGAGTAGAATTACTTGATGCTCAAAAACAAAATATAGAATTACAAACAGGAACATCACCTCTAAATTTAAGTAGTACAACTTCTATTAGTGAAGGGAATTTTACAAGTGGGGGAAGTGGAGGAAGTTCTATAGGTAGTGGAGGAGGCTATTAATTTAGACTTAAGATTTTAATTACATAATAATGGCTGCAGAAATTACACAAATAGATATTCAAGATTTTACTTCTCAAACGTATGAAGGGAATGATATTTTCTTACTTTCTTCATTTGAAATTAACACATCTTTAATATCAAATAGTTATATTGAATATTTTGTATACGATAATAATAAAAATATACTTTCAACAGATTATTCATTCTCAGAATACACAGTATTAAATGATGGTCAATCCCCCGGGAATAATAATTCTTTATCTCAAATAGATATAGACCCCGAAAAAACACTTATAGATAGTGGATTTGATCAAGGTGAATATATTGCATATTTTAATTTTTTAAATAAACAAATTGGTTCTGAATTACAACAACTTTATATTGCTGAAATATCATCTGATAGAACCGAAATTAGATTAGATAGTACTTCTTTAACTGAATTTGATATAGTTGAACAAACTAATAATTTTATACAAGAACGAGAAAATAGTACATATTTTTTAGATTTTTATTTAAATTTTGGGGATAATAATTTATTTATATCTAATAATGTTTCATTAGATAATCAAGATCCAACAAATCCAACTGTATTAATTAAATTATATGAACCTCTTTCGGATGAGTTTGATTTAAACTCTACACTATGGGTTGTAACAGTTTTAGAAGAACCTATAGCTTATAAAGTTACTTTTGAAGATATTCCTATAATATTTACCGATACTACGAGTATTAGCAAACCTAATTTTAATTTAAATTTAAAGGATCAAGTTAATAATTCATCTTTAGAATTATCATATGCTGATTTAGTTTTAACTTCTTTAACTAGCTCTATAAATCAAATAAATAGTTTACTTGAAGAAAAAGAAATTGATATTAATATTGATTATACAGATTTTAATAATTTTACCCACTTTAGTTCAGTTCAAACAAGACTTGAAAATTTTTATTCTAAAATTAGTTTAATAGAAAGTTATTCATCTTCAATTGCTATATTAAATAATACTATTAATAATAATCCAAGTGTTAGTATAGCTATATACGAATCTAAAATAAATTCTATTATAACTAATTTTGATGGATATGATTATTATTTATATTATTCAAGTGGTTCATATGCTTGGCCTAAACTAAATACAACCCCACCGTATAATTTATATCTCTCTACTAGTCCTACAGTTTTAACTTGGCTAGGAAGTGTTAATGAAACTAGCATCTATTATGGAGGAATAATCCTCTCAGCTTCCCAATTTGATAATTTAAACCCAAACAATCTTACTTTAGCTATCCCAGAGTATTTAAGAGAAGATCCTGCAAATGATCCATATCAATTATTTATTGAAATGATAGGACAACATTATGATAATATTTGGGTATATTATAAAGATGTTACTCAAAAATATAATGCAGATAATCGTTTAGAATATGGTATTTCAAAAGATATAGTAGCAGATTCTATTAGAGATTTTGGGATAAAATTATACCAAAATAATTTTTCAAACGAGGATTTATATACCGCATTTTTAGGTTTAACACCTGAAGGTGGTTTATTTCCCTTTCCAAATATAACTGGATCTTTACCTACCCCTAGTGGATATGAATATGTTAATGTTTTAATATCTGCCTCTAATGATTATATGCCGTTAGACGATGTAAATAAGTCGCTATACAAACGTATTTACCATAATTTACCATACCTATTGCAAACAAAAGGTACATTACCTGGATTGCGTGCTTTAATTACTTCATATGGTATTCCTGATACAGTATTAAGAATTAAAGAATATGGAGGTAAAGATAAAGTTAATTCAAATGATTGGGATTATTGGCAAGATACTTTTAATTATGCTTTTTTTACAACAGGAAGTAATTCTATTGTTTCAAACTGGAACTTAAATTCTAATTGGAACTCTCCAAACAATGTTCCTTCAACTTTAGCATTTAGATTTAAAACAGAAGGTTTACCAACATCTTCTATCCCATATTCTCAAAGTTTATGGTATAATCAACCTCTTGGAATTAATTCTCCATTATCATCTTTAATTCTCCGTTATACCGGATCTGGATATACTAGTGGCTCTTATTCAGGATCAATTATTAATCCATATTACCAATATGCAAATTTAATTTTTTATCCTGATCCAATAAATTATCCTAATTCATCCGCTAGTATATATCTTCCATTTTTTAATGGTGATTGGTGGGCTACAATGATAACTAGGAATGGTAATGATTTTAATTTATACGCTGGTAATAAAATATATGAGGGGGAGATAATGGAACTTTATTAGGGTTTTATTTATCTGCTTCAATAAGTGAAGATTCAACTCCTTGGATTTCAGGTTTAGATTCTGTTTTTGCTGCATCTAATGGAATAGTTACTGGAGGGCCATATAGAGCATTTTCTGGCTCTTTACAAGAAATTAGATATTATAATTCTGTAATAAGTGAAAGTGTATTTAAAGATTATATAATGAATCCTCATTCAATTGAGGGAAATAATTTAAATTCCTCCCCTAATAATTTAGCTTTTAGAGCTCCTTTAGGAGGTGAATTATATACTAGTTCTGTTTCTATACATCCTAAAATAATAGGATCATGGACTACAACAAGTTCATTTAATCTTAATAGTAATTTTTCTTATACAACTACTCCAACTTTTAACCCTAATACAGAATATTTTTTTATAGATCAACCACTTACAGGTATTAGAAATGCTATATCTGATAAAATTAGAATAGAAAATAACGTTATTCCTTCTGGAGATACTTTATCTGCTTTTAGATCATTATCTCAAAATGTAGAAATTAGTCAAAGTTACACAGCAAACACAAATTTACTTGAAGTAGCATTTTCTCCTCAAGATGAATTAAATAATGATATTGCTAATCAAATTGGATATTATAATATTGGAGAATATATTGGAGATCCAAAATTTAGATCTTCCCGAGCTTTAACATATCCTGAGTTAGATACTTTACGAAATGAATATTTTGAAAAATATACTAAAAATTATAATTTAGTTGATTTTATACGTTTAATTAAATTTTTTGATAATTCATTATTCAAACTGATTAAAGATTTTGTACCTGCTCGTACAAGTCTTGCTTCAGGAATTATAATCAAACAACATATTTTAGAAAGAAATAGATATCCACAACCCCAAGTAGATACTTACTCAACAATAGCTTATACTACTAGTGGTTCAAATAATAATATCCCTTTTACTTTTCAAGATATCTCAGTTACAGGAACTTTAATCCCACAATGGAACAGCTACAACCCAGGTACTGTAGAAAATTTTAGTGGAGGTACAGGAGGAACATTTGAAATGTTTAATGGGGTTAATACTTCTCCTTATGGTCCTAATGGAATAGGACCTAAAAATATATTTAATTTAACTCAAAGTTGGTATGAAAATACCCCAACAATTTCTGGTTCAGTACTTATATTACGTAATACTCAAGATGAATTTTATAATGGTGAATTTAGTGGATCTGCTTTAACAGTAACAACTCAAAGTTTAGCCCAAGCATACCCAGTACAAAACGAATCTTTTTTATATAAGCAAGTATATTATTATGGTACAGGATCAGGTGAAGAAAATATTTTCGAAAATTTATTTTTAAACAATGTTACATCTCCTCAAAACGGAGAAATATTGTTTATGAACAATGGTGCCGTTATATCTATTTTTGGTACAAATATTTGGGTTCCAATTTATAATACTAAATTTTTAAAAATAGCAAAAATTGATTGTAGTGGTAGTAACAATACAACTGCTTTAGGTCAATTAGATACTATATTAATTAATACTCCTATTGTTGGATATCCAACTAATGTGTGGTTACAATATGATGTTACAGTTTTAAATGAGCAATCAAATTATTATTTATACCAAGCAAACTCAGTAAAATATTTAAATCAACCAATAACATATATTTCTTCTTCCTACCCTAATCAAGTATTTAATTATACAGTTTCAGCTTCTAATGCATCAACGTTTATTCCTTCTTCTCTTACTATTCCAACCACCGTTACTTTATATGGTAGTGTATCTGGAAATACTTTAAATTATTTTAATAGTACTACTGGAATCCATACTTTAGGAAATACTCCAAATACTCCAATATCAATAACAGGATCCGTTTTAATTGGTGGAACAGGTACCGGCAAATTTAATATAAATTTAGTTCGTCAAGGGATAACCACTACTTTATCATCTACTACTGTTTCTGCTGGTTTTTCTTACTCAATATCATCATCATATTATGGGTTGCAAGAAGATCAAATTTCATTAAACGCCACTCGAGGTAGTGGTTCTCCTCAATTTACTAATGGTAGCTTATTACTTACTCAAAGTAGAGCTGTTAGTTCTTCAAATTGTGAGCTTGTAATTTTTGAACCATATATTACAGAACCTAATTACTATTATAGTAATTTTAATCCTGTAATGAATAGTATTAATGAAAATCGTTCAAGTACAATTTATGAAGAAGTTTCATATAATTCATCAATTCAAACTCCAACAAATTTTGCTCAAATAATTAATAGGAGTGCAATTAAAGCAAATGTTCAAGATTCTAATTATTCTACTAAACGTCATATTCTTCCAAGATATGAAGGTAGTAAATCCACCTCCCAATATCTAAATGTATGGACTGAAGGTGATTCTGGAACATATGGTAAAACTCCAACTGTAGAAAATCTAAAAACTATGATTGCCTATTGTGATTCAATTTCAGGATGGCCTCCTGAAAGAATGAATGCATCCGCTATACATGTTTTATACTTAATTAAACAAGATGGTACTGTTGTTATCCCTAATGCATCTCAAAATTCATTAGCTGATATGCAAGGAACATTTATGTCTGGAGAAAAATTACTTATAAGTTCTAAAACTATAGGATCTGGAGACGCAATTCAATCTAGAAATATTATTAGAGGTGGTACTCGTATTGAACCTATTTTATATACTCAATACGGACAAGCTCCAAATGCATTGTGGAATACAACTATGAGTTTTACAGATATTATTCCTTCAAATACCGGAGTGGTAGGTAATTATGGGGCGTTATATGGAAAAACAGGAGGAGCCCAAACATTGACCTATGGTACTCCTCAACAAGTTACTATAAACCAAACCATTTATGGAACCCCAGTAACCTTAAATTCATATACAATCCCATTAAATGCTGTTAAAGACGGGATTCAATTTAATGTAGATACTAATATTAGAGTTAGGTTATTAAATCCAAATTCAAGTGGTAATCCTTATTCATATTTAGTAACATTATATATTTATAAAAATTCAACAATTATTTCTTCTACTCCTTATTCTGCTGTAAATGTTTACTCTAACAGTGAAAACTATATAGAATTTTCAAATACATCACCTGTTACTCTTACAGCTGGAAACTACAATACTGGAGACACAATTTCAGCTTATATTAAAGTAGATAACTATGAAGAATACCCAGGAGGAGCTCAAGTATTTAACCAAAATACTACATTAAAAATTACCCAATATCCTGCATTTACTCTTCCCGTAACATCTTCGGGAATAAATTCAATTTGGAATTGGCCTAATTCTTCTAGTTACCCATATGTAATTACTTCTTCTCAAACTACATTAGTTAATTTGTATGGAGATCCTAATGTTAAAATGGTTGATATTACAGGATCTGGATTTAATTCTATTGCATTGCCTTGGTCAATTAAGTATGGTGATGAATTTAGATTTGAAGGAAGTGAAGATTTTGTATATCAAGTAGGAAAAATATTTGGTCCTGCAGAAAGTGGTTCTGGAAGATTATTTCAAACAGGATCTATTGAAGTACATTTAAATTCAAATCTTCCAGTTTCTGCATCATCATCAGTTTTTAATTTGGATCATTTTGCAATTAGAAGATATGTTGATGATGCTAGTTTAATTTTAATGGAAGGATTTAAACCTGCAAACGCAAATGGTCCATATATAGTAAGACCTGAATATATAGTTCCTGAATTAAATAAAAGTGTTGATGAATTTATTTTAAATCTCACGCAGAAAGGTTTGATTACCTAATATTTATTATTATATTGCAATAACAATTAAAACACAATGGGATATTTAAACAATCAAGTCGTCACTATTGACGCTATTTTAACAACTAAAGGTAGAGAACTTTTAGCAAAAAATGATGGTTCTTTTCGAATTACACAATTTGCTTTAGCAGATGATGAAATTGATTATACATTATATAATCCAAATCATCCATCGGGTTCTTCTTTTTATGGTGAAGCTATTCAAAATATGCCTTTATTAGAGGCATTTCCTATTGAAACTCAAATTATGAAGTATAAATTAGCTACTTTACCTCGTGGAACTGCTAAACTTCCTGTTTTAGATTTAGGATATTCTGCAATAACATTACAACAAGGAGCATCTTTAACAATTACTCCACAAACTCTTAACTATTTAGGAAATACTCAAGGATACGAAACTAGTGGATATTCAGCTACTATTTCAGATGTTAGACTAATGAGTACATTTGCTGGAATAGGGATAAATAATACTACGGCAAATCAAACAAATACAACAACAACATTAGGGACTAATGTGTCAACTACAATAATTGGTTCTCAAATTAACTTAAGAGCTACTACTGTTAATACATTATTTGGAACAAATACTCAACTTTCGGCTACATTAACTATTGTAGGTTTAGATAGTGGTGCTCGTTTAACTATTCCGATTACAATTAATAAAACAAACGTTTAAAATATAAAAAATGGCATTTAAAAGATTCGATCCTGAAGATTTTTTAGTAAGTAGTGATTCAATTACTTCTACACTTTGGTCAACTGGAAACCCTACGTTATCCTCTTTCAATACATCTTCAATTCAAATTGCTGGATCTTCTGGAAATTATTATTTAAGTGTATATCAAACTTCATCAACACTTTCTTCCGCTCAAGTTCAATTTGATATTGCTTATGGGGACGCTTTAGGAAGTGGGAGTGTATTATACAATTCAATAGTTCCTGGAAATTCATATACTAAAACAATATATGGGCAATATCGTTCAATGATTTTGGAAGATGAAAACTCTAGTTTTATTTATGGAGTAGGAAATAATACATATACTACTAATAATTTTTGGGTTCTTTCTATGGAAAGAGCTAGATATAAACAATCATTATTTCCTGGATCTTTAAACTTAAAACTTTCAGGATCTGGGGGAATTATTAATTTAACAGATAATTCCTTAGATAATCCTGTAAATATTTTTCTAGGATCTACTAGAGTTTTACAATTAATTTCGGGTTCAAATGGAACTGCAGGGACATTACCTAATAGTGGATATGTTGCTGGGTCCGGCTCATATGGTTTAGTATTTCCCGATTTAGGAACTATCCTTTTAAATCCCTCAGCTATTTCCCAATCAATCCAAGTTGCTGCTAGTAGATCAAATAATTCAGATGGATTAAATACCCAAAAATTATTTAATGCTATTTCATTAGGTGCTTCTTTTACTTTAAACTCCCAAGAAACCATCACCTCAGATTATGTATTTGTTAGAGCTAGAAATAGTGAATTTAACTACTCAGAAAATCCATCATTTATTTCAGGTTCAACGGGTGAAGTAATATATTCTAATTTTATTAACCAACCTCAAGTTTACCTTACTACTATAGGAATGTATAATGATAGTAATGATTTATTAGCAGTAGCTAAAATGTCAAGACCATTACTAAAAGATTTTACAAAAGAAGCTCTTATTAGAGTAAAACTAGATTTTTAAGAATGAATGAGTATATTCAAACCATTTTTAACTTCTGATACTATTGTTTCTCCTTTTAAGGTAAATAAATCATTTACTTTTCAAGGAAATGAACTTACAAGTTCAAATGTAGAAATTGATAGATATATTGGAGTAAATATAACTTCATCTCTTTTTATATCTGGTTCTTATCCTACAGGTTTTATTAATATACAAGATCAAACTTTAGTATATCGTTCAATAAAAGAATTATATTATTCAAATTATATATTTGGAAGTAATGGATCCCCCGCAAATACAGCATCATTTAATAATGATGGTACTATAACAGGTCCTGTATATGAACCTAATTATTATAATTATCTCTCAACTACTTTAAATCCAAATAGATATTTTCCAACTGGATCTGGAGAAAAAATAGGAGTAATTTCAATCCCTTCTAATTTATGGGGAGAATACCTTAAACCAGGTACTGTAAGTATATCCAATGGATCTACTACATTTACAGATGATGGTGAAGGGAATATGATTTCGGGATCTTTAAAATATGGAGATGTAATTTATGAACATGGAATAATTATTCTAACTTCAAATGGTATTTCTGGGTCAACGGGATATGGTGTTGGAGTTTATGGATCTATGGTATATGGTTTATCTTCTATTGATTATATATCTAGCTTTATAACAGGCTCAAATATAACCTGTTCTTTTAATAGTACTGTTACTATATATGAAACTCAATATAAATGTACTTTAAGAGAAAATGAATTTAATTTTTCACAAAATCCAACCATAGTTTCAAGTAGTATAAATAGTGGAATTATTTATGATTTTGCAACTGGTTCTTATTTTTCACCTTACGTAACAACAATAGGTTTATATGATAACAATTATAACTTGTTAGCTGTAGGAAAACTTGCTCAACCATTACCTACTTCTGCAGTTACAGATACAACTATATTAATTAATTTAGATTTATAACATATTTATAATCATGGCCAATACATTAAAAAAAATATTTGTTCCCGGTTTAGATCAAGTAGCTCAAACATATACTATTGAATCATGGCATATATCCCAATCAGTGGATGCTTTTACAGGAGCTGAGGCCTATAATGTTACTCTTTCAGGATCATTAACTTTAACTGGTTCTTTAGCTATTAATGGATTAACTAATCCTGCCTTAACTAATGTATTAACTATCAATACTTTAACAGGGCAAATATTTTATACATCTTCTACTGCTATAGCCCCTATTAACAATTATATAGGTAGTACAGTAACAAACAATTATACATCAAGCACAGTAAATAATAATTTTTCTACTAGTAGTGTAATAAATAATTATACGGCTAGTACAGTAAACAACCCTGGAGGTTCAAATACTCAAATACAATATAATAGTGGAAGTACTTTTGGTGCTTCTTCACGTTTTGTATACAATTATACTATTGAAAGTTTAGCTCAAGGAAGTAATGTTTTAGCTGGAGGAAACTATTCTCATGCCCAAGGTAATAGTACAAGTGCTTCTGCTAATTTTTCTCATGCTGAAGGAAATCTTACAAAAGCTTCTGGAGTAGGATCTCATGCTGAAGGTGAATCAACAATATCTCAAGGTATAGCTTCACACGCAGAAGGTGAAACTACATTTGCTGAAGGAAATTATTCACACACAGAAGGTGAAAATACATTTGCTAAAGGAGCCTATTCACATGCAGAAGGATCAAACACAACATCTTCTGGAGACTATTCACACGCAGAAGGAAATAATACAATAGCATCTGGATCATATTCACATGCAGAAGGACGTAATACAATAGCACTTGGATCATATTCACATGCAGAAGGATTTGAGAATACCTCATCCGGAAATTATTCACATGCTAGTGGATATAATAATAAAGCAATAGGAGATAATTCATTTGTTGCAGGAGTTTCAAATATATCTTTTGGAAATTATTCTTTTGCAGCAGGTTCCCTTAATACTGCTTTTGGCCCAAATAGTGCGGTTTTTGGATATAATACATATGCAGGAAATAGTGCCCTAAGTGCAGGAATTTCTACATCTGCATCAGGACAATATAGTGTAGCATATGGGCAATCTACTAAAGCTAACGGAGTAGCATCTTTTTCAGCTGGTTCAGATACTATAGCTGGTGGAGATTATTCTTTTGTTGTTGGATTTAGAAATAATATAGAGACCCGACCCTATACTTTTATTGTAGGAGGTGGAGATTCTCTAACAACTAGAAACTTAATACTTGCTTCAGGTTCGCAATTTCAACTTTCAGGGAGTTTTTCTCCACAATATAGAGCAATAAATGCTGTTGTTTCAATAGCTTCATCAGGGATTTTGCTTATTAATAGAGATTATAATATTTCATTTACAACTTCAACACCAACACCTTTTTTTAAAAATGCTATCCAATTACCTGCAGATTTATCTACAGGAACAGTAATGTATCTACAAAGAATCTCAGGAACTACAGAATGCACTATCTCAGGTTCCTCAGGACATACAATTAATGGTTCAGCAGGATATACGTTCCCTACAACATTATATGCTAGAAGAATGTTTGTATTTACTGGTACTAGTTGGTTAGTTGAACCTACTACAATAGCTTAATTTTATAAAACATGAATTGGTTATATGAAAATAAGGAAATTTTAATAATTGAAGATTTCCCAACAAATACATTTGGTTTTATTTATATCACCACCCACACTCCAACTGGAAAAAAATATTTAGGTAAAAAATCATTACATCACAATGTAAAGAAAAAACTAGGTAAAAAAGAATTAGCTGAGCAGCCTATAACTAGAGGTCGAACAGCTACTACAAAACAAATTATCAAAGAATCTGATTGGAAAACATATTATGGTTCAGAAGAATTCATCAAGCAACAAATTAAATTAGGTAAAAAAGAAGAATTTACTAGAGAAATAATTCAACTAGTAAACAATAAAAAATTACTTACTTATTTTGAATGCAAATATCTATTTAATTTAGGTGTATTAGAATCTGATATTTGGTTAAATTCAAATATTTTAGGCAAATTTTTTCGAAAAGACTTTGTTATTGAAAATTAAGATTGTATCTTACATTTATGGTAAATGAGTTACTAGTTAATTTAGTCAATTCTGTTTTAGGAACAGGCAAACGCACCGCAAGGGGAAATCAAGCGTATACTTGTCCTTTTTGTCACCACCATAAACCAAAACTCGAAGTTAATTTTACTGAAAACTCTGAAGGTGTCAATCAATGGGCTTGTTGGGCTTGTAATAAAAAAGGTAAATCCATTAAAAGTTTATTTAAGCAAGTACAAGTTGATGCTAGTTACTTTCAAGAACTAAGTAAATTAGTTAAAAATGTATCCTTAAACGATATAGGTGAAGTAAAACATGCTATACTAGAACTTCCTAAAGAATATAAATCCTTTATCAACAATAAAGATATTATAGCAAGACATGCTTTTACTTATCTTAAGAAAAGAGACATTACTAAACAAGACATCCTCAAATACAACATAGGATATTGTAATTCAGGCCAATATACTAAAATGATAGTTATACCTTCATATGATATTAACGGTAAATTAAATTATTTTACCGCGAGATCATTCGAGAAAGATCCATACACCAAGTACCGCAACCCGGAAACGTCTCGCGATATTATACCGTTTGAGTTATTTGTTAATTGGGATTTACCAATTATATTATGTGAAGGTCCCTTTGATGCTATGGCAATAAAACGTAATGCCATTCCATTATTTGGAAAAAATATTCAACCTAGTTTAATGAAAAAATTAGTTGAATCAAAAGTACAAAAAATATACATTGCTTTAGATAACGATGCTATAA